CGATGCCGGCCCGGATGGCCTCGGCGCGCGCCATGAGGAATCCGCCGCCGGAGGCGAAAATCGGCTCGGGCCTGGCGCCCGGCCCCATCTCCATGTCGTACGTGCAACCCTCGCCGTGGTTCCGGAATATGTATGTCTCGACGGGGTCGGACTTCGTGGGGCACACGCCCGACACCGCCCCCGCACGCGGGTTCTGCTTGAGGAACGTGATCATCTGGCGCACCGCGTGTATCGGCGGGATGATGTCGTCGTCCCAGTAGAGTATCAGCTCGGCGCCGTCCCTGAGCGCGCGCTTGGTCATCATCTGCCGCGCCACCGCGGACAGGCTGCCGCTCTGCCACACGAGCGTGGAGGTGATGTTGAGCGGGATCTGCATAGACTTGAAGGCCACCTGCCAGGGGATCGGGGTCGTGGCGAACGCGCTCCGGCCCTCGAGGCTGTAGGTGTTCTTACAGCCCGGACAGGTTACGATGATCGGGTCGTCCTTCACGCCGCACGGAACGGCGATGAACAGGTACGGGTTGTACCGCAGCTTGATCTGGCCGGGGAGGGCGGCACAGCCCGTGACCTCGCCGTCGATGACCTCGCTGTTCAGGTGGTGCTCGGACTTCATTTCTTCCTACCCCTTGTTGATTGTGTGCGGGGGCGGGATCCGAAGACCCCGCCCCCTGCTTCCTCTATCGGGCCTCGTACGTGGTCGGCGGGCTCGCGTAGAACCCAACCAGACACACCTTGGTGCCAGCGAACACCGAGGTTGCGTTGTTCGCGACCGTCACCACAATCTGGGTGGCGGTTGTCGCGCTACCCATCAGGTTGGTGAGGAGCGTCAACGCCCCGGTGCCGGTTGCCAGATTGACGGCCGCCACAAGAGAGGCGGCAGACGTGCCACTGCCAACCGTGAGCGAGGGGTACGCCGCGTTGTCCGTGATCGCGTCCGCGTACGCGTACGCGTGCGACACGTAGAACGTCATACCCTTCGGCAGAGCGATGCGCGCGGTGCGCGTCGCGCCGGCGGCGCCGTCCGCCACTGCCATCTGCAGGGCAACCACGGCGCCCGAGACCGGGCCATCGTAACCTGTCCGAGAGTTACGAAATGCGGTAAGATCCATTTCATTTCTCCCTTCGGGTTAGGCGCCCTGACCCCCGAACCACCCGCGCCAGTCGGCCACGCCGTAGCTGTACGAGTAGAGCATGGAGGTCTTGAGGTTCTTGGTGTCGAAGTCAACCGCGTGGTCCACGACCGGCATCCGGCGCCAGTACCAGATCAAACGGTGTTCGTTCTGGTTCGGGCACATGAACCAGTCGTCGTCCGCCGTGATGAACGGCGACCAGAGATGCTGGAGTCCGAGACGGTTCATGACGTTGATGTCGTTGTTCGCCGTGCCGGCCTTCTGGGTCGACTCGAGAACCTCGGCCACCTGCCACCGGAGCTCCGGCCCGCTGATGATCCGCGTCGGGTTCATGAGGATCAGCTCGCCGCGCTCGTCGGTGAGGTCGGCGTACTGGTTCATGACCGTCTCGAGGGTCGCCTGGGCGAAGTCGCCGGTGATGATGTTCGTGATCGACGTCTGGCCGATCGCGTTGACGTGCGACGCACTGAAGAACGCTGCGCCGTCCTGGGCCGTGAAGAAGGACGTCCCGAACCCGTTGGTGAACACGCTCATGGCGTCCGCCTCCTGGGAGATCCGGGCCATCCTGCCGAGGGCCGGGGCCATCTCGACGATCACGCCGTCCATTTCGTCCTCGTTGAGCTCCATGCTGATCTGGTAGCCCTTCGCGAACGTCTTGTGCGTGAACCGCGTCCAGAACGCCTCGATGATGCTGTCGTAGTCCAGCGGCGAAGCCTGGGGCTTCTCCGTGAACTTACCGAACCCAGCCAGACCCACGACGTCCTCGGCCATGCGTCCGGATGTCCGCATGTTGAAGATCTGGTCGAAGATCATCTTCGGCTCGGCGTAGTTATTGAAAAGAATCTCGTCGATGTAGGGCTTCCGCTCCTCGAAGAGATTCCGAATGGCTTGCTGGGTCATCACCAGTCCTGTTCCTGCCATTGTTCAAACCTCCTGAAAGTGCGGTTAAACGGTCTTCTCGAAAAAGAGCGCCTCATCAACGAATTTACCAACAACGCGGGCGTTGGTGCCCGTGTCGTCTTGTCCCACGATTGGGCTGAACCCATACACCCGGAACACCTGGAGAAGGGTACCGACCGTGGTGTTACCGGAGCTGGCGTCGATCTGTGCCGTGCTCTGCAGGGTCGTGGCGTTGCCAGCGGCCGGGGTGAGAATCACGTAGTTCGGGGTGTCGAGCAACGTGGCCAGCGTCACCGGCACGGTGGCGCCGGTGTCCAGCTGGACCTCATACTCCTGGTCTCGGCCCACGTACACCGCGACGTCACGGTTGGTGTCGGTCGTCTTGCGCGCGTGTACCGCGACGCCGACGATTCCACCAAGCCCGATGGTCGTGGTCCAGTTCGTGATCTGGTAGGTCGAGTTGAACCCTACAGGCGCGCCCACAAAGACGTTTACCGTCGCGGACCCGTCGTAGTGTTTGATCAACGGAGCCGTGCCAGCCACGTTCCGGATGGCCCGAAACCCACAGGGGGTGTTCGGATTTGCCGTCATAACTAATCAGTCCTCCGTTGCGGAACGGGGGTGCGTCCGATTGACTCTCCTCCGAAGTTTCGGAAGACCGGACGCCGGTTGCCGGAGTCGCCCTTTGAGCCGATTCCGAGCTCGCCGCCGCCCCGCGGGATTCGTGTGGTGAATGACCCGGACGACATCCGGTTCCTCTCGGCCCGGAGTTCGGCCTTCCGGCGGCGCGCGTTCCAGATCTGCTTGTCGAGGCGCCCGAGGATCATGCCGTTGCGCACAACCTGGGTGCCCGTCTTCTGGCTCGCAGCGATCTCCGCCGGCGGGTCTGAGATGCCGTACTCCCGGAGCTTCGTGCCGTCGGACGGGCCTGTGTAGGGATCTCCCCAGCACATGTAGACCCACCCGCGCATGCCCTTCCGCTCGCGGTACGATGGCGCGAGCCACCGCAGCACCTGCCCCTCTGGGAACTCCTCATTGGCCGGGATGGACCCGGTGATGTTGAACGGGTTGTTGTCTTCAAATGGATCGTGTACGGTCTCGACCTCACACCTGGTGTTCGCATCCAGTATGCCCTGGGCCACCAGCATCTCCTGGAGGCTTTTCACCAGGGTCGCAAGTTCCTTGCGCTCCTCTTCGAGGGCCTGCACCCGCTCCTTGAGCGAGTCGACCTTCGCCGGCGCCATCTTGGCCGGTGTCTCCTGCACGTCTACGGACTGCCTGTCTGCTGTTGCTTCCATCGTGAACCACTACTCCTCAACCGGTTGCGTGTTGTAGTACTCGCGCCCCTTGGCTATCGCTTTCGCGTCGAACTTTCGCCCGGGCATCCCGTCGGCCAGCCGAGCGGCCAGCCTGGGGTTGATGGACGGAGCCGCCGTTTTCGCAGGCGGGCTCATGTTCTGCCTGGTTGCGAGCGAACCGATCGGCGACCGCGTCTTCGGGGCGTACCCCGTCTCGACGGCCACCTCGTTCGCCGCGTCCAGGACGGCGCGCGGGTTGCGCGCAACGTAGTCCTGGCCCAGGCTCGCGAGTTTTGCCTCAACGCGTCTGGCAAAGTCCGAACCGTCGTCGCTAATATCGGGGTAGCGGGCCATGGCCTGGGCCGCGGCCTGCGTCCGACGCGACTCGAAGGACTGCGTCTGGTTGACGGCCGCCACCTCCTGGCGCGCCGCCTCCCTGGCAACCCTGACGGTCAGGTACCCGTCCAGCTGCGTCTGCTGTTCAGGCTGTAGCGTTCCCCGGAGTTCCTGCAGCTTGGCAATCGGCATGCGATCCAGGTCTGCGGTCGGGGACCCTTCCGTTACCGGCGCTGCCGCTACGGAGGACTGCTTGAGCATCGACTTGATCTCGTTCATGTCGCCCTGAAGGCTCCTGAACTTCCGGTCGAACTCGCCGCGCAGGTTCTCGATCGGCCGCTCGGGCTTGGGTTCCGACGGTGTCATTTCCGTCAGTTCCGCGCCCAGCGCCTCGAGCCCCTGGTCGTCCAGCGTCTGCGTGGGTTCCGGTTGCCTCGCGGCGGGCGTTGGCTCCGCGGGCTCTGTAATAATAACGCCCTCCAGCTGTCGTCCTAGCTCCGACATGTAAGCACCCTCCTGACGATGGGGTGAGCGAGAGAAATGCCAGCTCTGTTTATTTACTTACTCTTCCGCGACTGGCGCTTCGGAATTGTAAGAGACGTATTGTCGTAGTAAGGTTTCTTCGGATCCGGCCCCTTCCCACGCACCACACCCTCACGCCGCTCAATCTCGCGTTTGGCCTGTTTTCCGGCGAACTCGTTTGCACGCTCCTGACTGACCGTCTGGAGCGTCTCGGGGCTTACCTTCGATGGGTTAATGCGGAACCCACCCTCCTTTACCATCGACCGAATTTTCGAGATGGCCCTTTCCTTGCGTTCCTTACTCGTCATTTTCCTTACTCTCCTGTGTCAGGAAGTCTATAATTCCCTCGGCGGTCTTTGCCTGCCCGGCGAAGTACATCGCCTTCGGATCTGACCGGACGACCGCATCGACGGCCAACTCGCGGCCCTGTAGGGCCACCTGCGTCAGTTTACGTAGTAGAACCTCTGCCAGCTCCAACCCGGTCATCCGCTCGTACGCCCTCATACAACGCCCCCCTCAAGCCCACTCAACTCGCCGCCGGCGCCGGTCATCTCGGTGGGCTGGTTGTTGGCCATGTTCCCGCCGGGTGCCGTCGCGCCCTGCTGGGCCTGCTGCTGGAGCAGGTTGGCGTGCATCGTGAAGTGGTTGCCGATCAAAGCCACCGCCTCGGGCGGAAGCTGCTCGAACACCGGGCTCTGGAGCAGCTTCTGGACCACGGTCATGTGGTTCGCGTGGTCGTCGGTCGGCAGCACCGACACCGGCACCAGCTGCATCATCATCTGGTTCTCGGCGTCCTGGCTGTACGGCGGGTGTGTTCCCCCCATGCCGGGTACGCGCGGCATCAGCTCCTCGATGTCGATCCCCTCCGAGAAGTGCCGCAGCAGGTCGCGCGTCAGGTTGGCCATGGCGTTCAGGTCCATGGCGTAGAGCGGGTTCGTGATCAGGGTCTGGTACCGCAGCTGGGCGATGCTGCGCCGCACCTCGCGGTTGGTGTTGACGCTGTTCCCGTGGAACGAGAACTCGAACCGGCCGGACAGGGCGTCGCGCTTCAGGGTGCGCGGCGTCGGGTCGCCGGTCACCCAGAACACCTTTTCGTCCGAGCCGAAGTGTGCGTACAGGCTGTGGATCTGGTGCATCAACTCGCGCCAACCGCCCTTCTGGGCGGCCATGATGTACGCGTCGATCTTGATGCCGCCCTCGCTGAGGAGGGCCAAGGTACCCCTCGCCGTGCGAGGCGCGTTGCGCACCTGGCTCGAGCCCATGGCCTGGGGCGATACCGTCAGCCGATCGGCAAACAGCAGAAGGCTGTCGACCGCAGACAGGTTGGCAAGCGGCTCCTGCGGAAACTTCGGCAACATCACGCTGTTGATGTCGGCAACCGGAACGCCCATGCCCGGTTTCAGGTTGGTGAGCATCTGCGGGTCGATCGTGAACATCGCCGGCACGTAGAAGAACCAGGGGTTGTTGATTAGTTCCTGGTTCTCGTGCACGAGGTTGACGATCGCGTTCACCTCGACGTTGATCGGCGCCAGGAACTCGGCCAGCGACAGGCTCAGGAACTGGCCGTTCACCGGGATGCTGTGAATCTCGGGGAATGGCCTGCGGCCGTGCGGGAACTGCTCGTCAAGGTGGCAGGCGTACACGACCTTCTCGAGTCCGTACGGGATCTGGTAGATCAGTTCCTCGTACTCGCCGTCGCCGTTCAGATCGTCGCGCAGGTATACCTCGAAGATCAGGGCCTTGTTTGCGGAGTACGGTGCCAGGGCGCTCTTGCGGGAGCGGCCGGTGCCGGCCTGCTGGCCTACGGCGCGATCGGTGATGTCGCGTAGGTCGCGGTTCTCGGGCATGACCTCCTGCTGGTCGGTCGTGGTCACCGCGTTCTTGATGGCGACCATGTCCTCCTCGGTCAGGCTCCAGCCCCCGCGTCTGCGTCGGAATTTGATCTCGTCGTACGAGAGCCAGTACAGCTGGGCCACGTACGGCGCCTCCTGCAGGTTCTTCGAGCGGTACGGCACCACGATGTTCTCGATGTCGATGTTGTCGACCTCGACGTTGTCCTTGGCGATCACCGGGCGGTACACCCGGGCGTTCACCTCGTCCACGAACGGACTGGGAACGAACTCGACCTCGACCCCGGCGTACTGGCGGCGGTCCTCGACGAATTCAATGAGACAGCGCATGCCG